ATACCTGCTCCGGCCTTAGTAGGCCTAAAGTTTTTTTTATTTCTTTTAGGCATAGTGCCTTTGTTATATAATTCTCTTGGCATTTGACTTCTTGATATCATGATATTTTTGGCATTTTAAAACCAGGATTAGAATAATATTTTGCGTAAGATTTATTTCCTACATTTACTCCACCTAAATCTCCAGACACATAGCTACCTATATAATTTCTTTGTGCTTGTCTTACCATTGAATTTTCTCCACTAGCTGGAGTTCCTGATGCTCTTTTTTTTCTCTTAGGTGCAAATGTTGCAGCTCTATCTGGTTTAGGTCCTACGTTTGCTTTAGCTTGTTTTCTTCTTACGGCACCCGCACGCTGCCCTTTGCTCATCGCTCTTGCTTTTGCAATAGGCACGCATTTTGGATAATTTTTTCTTTTTTCGCCACCACTTCTTCCACACTTCGGGAATGAGCCATCTTTTCGCCTGTTCGCAATATCGACCCAATTTTCCTTCACCCATGCTCGTAAACCTTTTTTAGCCATTACACTTCAACCATAGTAGTCATATCAATAATTCCTTTTTCTCTTTTAGAACTTCGACTACCACCAATTACACTTTCAACTTTTCTAACATCTCTTGAGTCATCAGCTGATCCACCCATAGATTTTTTAGTTCTGTTTTTCTTTTTACCACCTGGTGTAACTTTACCTGAGCAAACTGCAGAAGCGTACATATTAGCATACGCGCTTGGGTACACTTTAAATTTTCGCTTCGCTGCGGCCTTACCTCTTGGACATAGTTTTGCCATTATACTTTACCTCCACGTCTAAAAAATTTTTTTCCCCGCAAAGCCTCCAAACGTGCAGAAGGCTTTTTAGGTTTCTTCTTTTTTTTACCTTGTAAAGTTTTTAACAACTTCTCAAGATTTTTTTTGCTAGACATTATCTATTGATCTTGCCTTTTTTCTTCATTTTACTACCGAATTTTCCGTAAGACTCATCTCTGCTAGCTTTTAATTGTTTAGCAGTTCTTTTCTTTCGGATTCTCATAGCGATAGATTCATCTTTTCTATCTTTGAAGCCTTGTTTTTTCTTACCAACTTTTTTCACGCTTCCTCCTTTTTTCATCATTTTTCCGCCTCTCATTCCCATATCAGGTGAATAAAAACCAGATGCTTCGTCTTTTCTTCGAGTGCCAGAAATCATTCCTCTTCCGCCACCCATCATTTTTGCACGTCCACCCATTTTAAAACCAAAACCAGGGACCTGCTTGTTGAATCTTTTATTAGGCATTATTTTTTTCCTCCGTTCTTAAAGATTTGTGTTCCCTTTATTCCAAAAATACTTCCGACGACGAGGATCCAAAGGGTACTGAACCAGGTCGGCAGTGCCGCGAAATGTTCGAAGAAAGTTTTTACCTTCTCCAAAGCGCCCGGATCATCACTGAAGACCCCCCAGGCGAGCACCACTATCGGGGCAGACAGGATTACAAGAACAAATTCATCCTTATAATCGTTTTGTCTAGCCTCTAACAACTTACCCTGGTAAGCTTCCTCACCTCGAGCTTGTCGTTCAGCGTGCAGTAGTTGAGCATCAGACATCGCGACCTTTGCCTTCTGCCTATTGGCGTAAATTTTACTACCAGCAGATACAGCTAATTTAATTGCTGAAAACCACATACTAGTACCACTTAGCTGTTTTCTTTTTGTCCTTAAGCATTCTCTTTGTACCTCTTACTTCTGTTTCATCTCCAGTTGGTATGTAGTTTCTTGGCATACCATCTGCAGTAGTTACAGATCTAGGGTCCAACTCAATGTTTTGAGACGGAATACTTACTTCGACTGACTCTGTAAAAAACTTATCGTCTTTTTCTGCCATTTGTCCTCCTATTTTTACTTATACCAGCTCTGTTTAAAGCTATTGCGATCGCTTGTTTACGATTTTTTACTTTTTTATCAGAGCCACCAATTTTAAGAGTTCCTTTTTTAAACTCTCGCATGATCTTTTTAACCTTTTTTTGACCTTTTGTCATTTTTTTTTCTTCTTCATTCCATTTTTAGGTTTTGGTATCACTCCTCTAGCCATTAAAATGTCTTTTTTTGTAATTTTTCCATCACCAGACACATCAGGGAATGATTTTTTCTTTTTCATCTTCATTTTTTTCTTTTTCATCATTTATTTTCTCCTTCATATTTTTCTATTTCAATACTTGGCATCATTTTATCCACATTTGGAATAGATTTGCTCAAGATTGTCTTTTCTATTGATGTATTAGCCCTTAATTTTGCTAATTTTTCGTTTTGATCTAACTTATCTTGCTTGTCAGACTGGTTCATCATCGCTTTCATACGGTCAAGATTAATTCTCTCTTCTCCCTCGACTTTTTTACGTTGATTATCCATAGCTCTAAGGTCTAATTCTCTGGCTCTCAATTGTGCAACTGGGTCATTTCCAAAACCAGCTGTCACTTCTTTCTCTTCTTTTAAAAATTCTTCCATCATTTCTGCAATCAACACAGCTTTTCGTGATTCTAATTTTTGTGTCATTGATTTTAATTGCTGTGCAATACGTGGATCTTGTTGTGCCATCTGTTGCATCTGTGCAAGTTTAGGAATTTCTTGTGCAAACTCTAATTCAATTTGTTCTTGTGCCATCAAACTTATGTGCTCCATAATATTTTTCTCCATCGCAGCTGTAACCATAGGATTATTTCTCGCTATGTTTGTTGCCATAAAATTTAAATGCGATGTGATGTGTGCTCTGTGATCTTGACCAGGAAAAGCTTGAAAAGGTTTACCTGCTAGAGCCATAATATTTTCTAAAGCTGGGTCCATTGGTTGTGGTGGCTGTGGTTTTATTAATAATAGATCAATATCTTTTACACCTAAAGCTTCATACATATTTCTGTAAGCTTGATACAAATTATGTATTTGAGGATTAGACGTTGCCAGTTGCAACTCCGTTTGCGCGAGGGAAATACGCTGAGTTTGTGAAAAGATGTTGGGATCAGCAACTGGCACAATATCTACCCGATCATCAAAGTCTTGTTGTTTAATCATTCTTTGACCCCCAACTACGTCGTACGGATATTCCGGTGGTAAATATAACTTGAAAACTCTTGCTAATAATTTGAATTCTTTTTTCAAAGAAGAATAAATTCTTTTGTGAATAGCTGACATAGTTCTTGATCCTCTCTCAAGAAGAGCAACAGTTGTACCTACGGCAGCTTGTTGATTGCCATCACCAACTTGTAAGTCGGCAATAGATGCAAACCTTTGACCTGCTTGCACTACAATACCCATTAAATTTAATAGTGTTGCAGATGGTTCTTTGAATGGCAACATCATAAACGAATCTTTTAAATTACCACCTGGTGCATCTACATCTCTAAACTCACCTGGTTGTATAGACTGGGCATCATCTCTAATTCTAATGCCACGCATTTTAAATCCTGCGGGTAGGTTGGAGAGCGTACCCGCATCCAATAATTGACGAAGAGCTGCAGTTGCAGTTCTAGACAGACCACCAATCATATGGATGAGACCGAACCCATAGAAACCTAGTCCAGGTAAAAATTTAAAGTGAACAAAGTAATCTATTTTATTTTTGTCCGGATCTCCAATTTCGTAATTTCTTCTAATAGCTAAAATTTTTCTGGTAGCTAATTCTATTGTAACAATGTATGGAACTTTTATTCCTGAAGGCTCACCTGTTTGTGGATCTTGATCTTCAAATCCTTCTAGATCTAAATTTACATGACACTCAATCAAAGTATAAATATCTTCGTCTTGTGTTTTTTTAGTTCCTTCTAATTCTCTTTCTTTTTTCTCAACATCGTTTTCCTGATAACCAGGTGTACCTAATTCTATATCTAAATAAAAACCTGCAACTTGTTGTTTTCTTAAATCGTTTTTAGAAACTTTGATCCGGTGAATGACTGCCTCCGCATCTTCTAATGAGGTAGCTGAGTACGGGACAATCAAATCATCTGCCGGAACAAACTTTGACATAGCTCTTTTTTCTAGTTCATCGTAATAAACTTTTTTAAACGCTGAACCTGCAAGAGGGAGGTAAAAGAGCATCGAGTCAAAGTCGGGCTCATAGTCTGACATTTTTTCCATGAGCTCGTAATTCATGTAATCTTTAACACGTTCTGCTTGTTGTGTTTTTTCTGGACTCGGTGCGCCAACTACTTGCGTTCTGACTGGTCCATTAGCTGGGAGTAACTCTTTATAAGCGAGAGCCTGAAACTGTGTAACAGCTTCAGCCAAAACCGGATGAGTCGCCCCCGAGGCACCTTGAAATGGTTCCGTTCGCATGTCATATTTAAATCCTAACAGGTCGAGACCTTTTGTGTAAGATTGTTCCCAATCTTTTCTTGACATGTTATAGTCGTTATATTTCTGCGTCAAGCTAGAACCTAACTCGTCTAATACTTCGTCTGGTAAAAATTCTGCTAAATTTGCGTAGTGTTCATCACCACCTTCTGGTGATGCAGCGTTAGGATCAAAGTCAACTGTAACAGATCCATCTTCTGCTTCTTCTATTTCTACTGGTCCTTTTTTATTTTCTTCTATCGCTACTTCTTGTTGAATAGCTTCTTCTACTTGTTCGTCACCCGGAATATTAACTCTGCCCCTTGGACCTTGCGTCAGGGACTTGTCTATTTTGTCTGCCATTTATTTTCTCCAATTTAACTGTTTTAACAGTATTATAATTAATATTCAACCCCTGTGGTGTTGGCCCAGATTTAGGTGGCAACAGATGGGTTTTAGGGTAGCTTGATGTTTTTGATCTGGTCATTAAATTGTCCAAAGGTTGATTGTCCTACTTCTTCAAAATCGTCTGTCATTTGTGCTAGATCTTTTGCTCGCTCTTGTGCAGCAAATTCTGGATCTACCCGTCTTCTTGCATTGTTAAGTGCTATTTCTGCATCTCCAGAATCAAATGCCATAACTTTATCTGCAAAATTTAAATCTAAACCTTGTTCGTTTGCTTTAGTAATCGCAGTTTTAACTGCGTTCACTCCAAAACCAATACCTAAAGGTCTAACAACTTTACCTAATGTTTTAGCTCCTGTTCCAAGTGCTTTTAATAACTTTGATTTTACACTAGGTTTTTTAGCAGCCTTTATTTGTTCTGATATATTTAATTGTATAAGAGCTCGGTCATCTGGTGTTAGTTCTGAAACTGGTTTATCAACAAGTCCAAAACCTAAAACTTTAGAGTAGTCTATGCCATAAATTTTAGGCTTTAAATTTTTCTCATCAACTAAGACACCTTGTAATACTCCATTGGTTCTATCAGCTAATTCAGAAATTTTTATATTTATTTTTTCTAATTGTTTTTGAATATCTTTAGGAACTTGACCTGGTTTTAAACCCTTAATTAATTTTTTTTGATTTTCATAAAGAGTTCCTAGTTTTTGTTCTATAGGTTGTATTATTTTTTGATTAACTATTTTAGAGTCAATACCTAAAGATGTTGTTAAATAGTTTGCACCTAAATTAGCATTAGCTTTTAGTGAAGCTCTGTGTGCTATGTCCACATCTTTAGCTAAGGCGGTAGGATCAACTTTTTTAATATCTCTTTTAATTTTTGATTCTACAGCACCAGAAGAAGTTTTTTTAATATTTTCTTTTCTAAGTTTATCTCGAGCCCTTTGTATTTTTTCTAAACCCTCGTATGTTTGAGCTGGGTAACTTAAATTAAGTTTATTTATTAAAGCTTTGTTTACACGTTCAACATTGTTTAAAGACATTCCAAATTTTTTAGCTATATCTGCATTAGTTGCAACTTTTCGTGCTTCGTTAGACCCTTTTGGAAATTTAAATCTATCTTTTAAAATTTTTATATATTCTTTTTCTTGAGTTGGATTTTTAAATTTAGCACCAGTTACTTTTGCACTACCCGCAGGGCCTTCAAATGTCGGGGTAGGTTTATCTACTTTTCTTTCTTTAAAATATTTTCGAGAGGCTTCTGTTCCCATTCTTTGTGCATCTGCACCACCACCAAATTGAAAATTTTCTCTTTCAAAAGTTTCTATAGTTTCTTTTATTTCTGCTTGAGGTAGTGATTGATAGATTCCTGATGCCTGTTGCTCGGTTAGTTCACCTTTAGTCAAAGCTTCTTGAATATAGAAATCGAAAAGACGTAAAGTAGACTCAGGGTCCAGGCCTCTGGAAGCTTCTTTTAATGTATTTAATTTATCTTGAAAAGTTCTTGGTGTAGGTTTTTCAGAGCCATTAGCGAATGGTGTTCGTCTCACCATGTGAGCATAGGCTTCGTTGTAATGATGGAGTTTCAATTTAAACTCCTAAGATACCTGGTAATCCTCCAGCTTTAACGCCAAGTCTACCTTGACCTTCTTCCATTCTTAAGAATTCATCTATGTCCATGATTGGAAAGCCAGGCATTTGTTCGTTCATATTGTATTTGTAATTTTCGTAGGCATCTATTTCGTCTTGAGAATAATCACCTGGATTATATGAAGCTCTCATTCTATCAGGTGTCATGCCTCTTTCGTTGGCACTCATTTCCATAAAATAAAATTCTTTTAATTCATCAATACTTCTAGGTCTTCTTTTCTTTTTTCTAATAAACTCAGTTACAACTTCTTCCATTGTAACGTTAGGGTCAATTCTTTTAGCTGAGGCTTGCATGATGCCTTCTTTTTCCATGGGTTTACTTCCCTTTAAAATTTTTTCAAAATCGCCAATGGGATCCATTTCGATTTCTTTGATTCTTATATTATTCCTTTTTATGTAATCAGTCAAGGACTCTGCACCTTCAACTCCTACACCTGAGTTATAAGCATCTATTACATCTTCGTAAGTTTCAAATTCCATTAATAATATGTCCTTTGTTTTTTAATTGTAGGTTCATCTATATAATCTTCAGGGTGAGAAATCAACCCACCTTGTCTGAACCTCATTAACGCTTGGGTCATGGAATCGACTAAATCGTCATGATCTCCGTAGGGAAAAGCAGCACATTCTTCGATAACTTCCTGTGCAAATTCCATTTCTTTGGGCGCCCATATCAGCCCCGATTCAAACATCGGTGACACTGCGTTAACCCTAGTGTGCTTATCGTTGCCTTTACTAGGTGTAAAATTTATAACAGGTATCCCCATCTTGCGCAACTCATAAGTTAGTGGCAGTCCAGATGCTTTAGATTCAATGATGACTGTTTCTGGATTCCAGTAGCCGTATTGTTCGAGCGCGATCCTACGCAGCTCAGGAAATTCGTATCTACCTTTTAATGCATCTACTAAAATTAAATTAGGTGGGCTATCTTCGTTTTCACGAAATACACCCCAAGTAGTTATTGCACTATAGTCAGCAGATTGTTTTTTCATAAAAGCTGTATCGTAAGATTGTATTACGTGTTGCAAAGGTGGTAACTCATCGTCTTCCCAAGCTCTCCACCATTCTCGTTTTATTAAAGCACCTTCTTCTGAAGTTGGGTTCTGCATGTATTGTGCATTCCATTTTGATAAAGGTATTGAAGCTTTGACACCTTCTAGATCTTCAAGATTCCAATACTCTGGCCAAACAGGTTTACCTGATGGCAGTATTGCAGGGAACTCTATGATCTCCCACTGATCTGCTTTAACTTCTTTTTGTGCGTTTAGTAATCTACCCGTCAAATCTTTTTCATTCCAACGAGTCATAATTACAATGATAGATCCACCAGGTTGAAGACGTTG